AGTAGCCCCATCTAATGTAGTTCTATCTCAAGAGATAAGACCTGTAGTTCAAAAGATAAGTAATTATATATACGGTCATTTACTCGGAATAGAAGTGCCCCCTAAAGAGGGATCTTTAGTTTCTCTATGTTTAGAGCGTTTAGATGTAGAGAAAATATTATATGTTGGATATAAAGGGCAACCTACAGCTGTCTATACTACTAATGATATAAGTCTATCAAGACAGCTTAGGATATTGTCTGATTTTTGTTCGGACACAACTTTACGAGGAACAGGATTTCAAGCTCTACGTACACTAGTTTCACCAGCGTTAAGAATGTTAGAGCAGATGTTAGGAGTAAAGCAATATGAAGGAAAATTAGATTTCTTGTATAGTCCGAAAGCTTTTTTAGATTATGTAAGGCTTGGTGTGTCGGGGGGCATACTAAGTGCAAATACTACTGTATTCGAAGATGATGGTATGAAATATAAGGTAAAAGATAGTGGAAAGAAAATATTCTTATTTGAACCCTCAGCTAGAGCTGCTCACAAAATAATTATTCAGTTGTTACTTGGAGAGGAACCTGATTATCTCCATTTAGATATAACTAAGATAAAGGGTGAGTGGCGTTATGGCTTTCTAAAATTGTTAGATGATTTAGTGGAACTAACAGTTAAAGCTCGAGAGTTTTTTATTCCCTCTTTGGCGTTATCTCTTATTAGCGAGCTTTTACATGGGTTTAGGGTGAATATAGAGAGAGGAAATGTAATTAGAATTGGAAGCACCGCGTGGTATGGAGGTTGGTATGAATTAGCTTTATTCCTCCATTGTTATAGTGATGAACTTATATGGGTTGATGGTGATGTTACTGCTTTAGATAAACATATACAAGATTGGCACCTTTACTTGTATTTAGCAGCAGGTTCTCGTTACTATAACTTTAAAAAAATGAATGCTCGCCAACGGCAATTTATGAAGAGGTTATATACTTATGTTATGTATAATGTTGTTAATAAAGTTACTCTTCAAGTCGGTAATTTTTGGCGAATAATATGCGGTGTAATGTACTCGGGTGGTAAAGAAACTTCTCATGGAGATTCCTGGATCATGGGATTTCTTTTCTGCTTATATATATGTTTCGTAATAGAATCTTATCCTCGTTTAAGTTCTTATATAATGTTATTTGTTGATAGAGGATTTATAAGATTTGTATTATATGGCGATGATCATATATGGTGTTTCCCCAAAGTATTTCGAGGTATTTTTTCAGCTAAGGGGTTCGCTGATTTCCTATTACATTATGTTGATATGGAATTACGAGATTATAGAGAGTACGAATCATTTTTTTCCATTCCAGATTTTGCCACTGGAACTGTTAAAGTGGAAGGTCCTAAATTCTTAAAACGATATTTTATAAAGAATACCTTCTTAGATGGATGTGCTCCTGTTTTAGCTTATAAACCTTTCTTGGAAACGGTTGTCCGTCTAATGACTGTTGATGACACGGATGGGTACTTAGGTTTAGTGTTAAAGACAATGGGACAAGCATATGATACTATGGGAACAAATGTAGTTGCTTATGAAGCTTGTGCTGAAGCATATAGACTAGCATGTGAGTCCGGATGTCTCAAGTTACCTAGAGAAATGTATTTGGAGTATACTAAAACACATGATGGGGTTTTGAAAATGAAAAAAATGTTGAGAAGAATAAATCTCTCTCCAGAAGAGGTTTTTGCTGGTTTTCCAGCATTGTATCAACTACAAAAAAAAAAATATTCATGATCCCGAAAGATGCAATTTCTCTAAAGTGCATAACTACGATG